GGCGCCCAGCCCCTTCAGCCCGTCCCGTATCTGCTCGACGCGCATAAGCACCCGCTCGGCGGCGCTCTTGAGGTCAAAGGCGTCCACAATGATGTTCCCCAGGTCAATCAGCGTGAGCGCCACGTTGTCCTTGAGCGTCGAGAACAGGCCGAGCAGCGTCCGGCTCTGCGCCTGCATGAGGCCGTTGAACTTGCCGCCCTCGCCCGTCAGCCTTTGCAGCGCCGCCTGCAATTCGGGAAAGCCCACCTCCCCTTCCTCCACCATCGCCTTGATTTCGCCCGTCGTCACGCCCATCGTGTCGGCCAGGGCTTGGAGAATGGGGATGCCGCGATTGGTGAACTGGTTGATGTCGCCTGCGAACAGACGCCCCTGCACCTGCGCCGTGCCGTACAGGTACGCCAGGTCCTCCAGCGGCGCGCCGACGCCCGCCGCCAGATCGCCCAACTGCCGCAGGGCGTCGGTCACGTCCTCCGCCTCCGTGCCGTAGGCCAGCAGCAGCTTGGCCCCTCGCTGAATCTGCGCCGACTCGAAGGGCGTCCGGGCCGCAAAGTCGGACAGGTCCGCCATCAGCGAAGCCGCCCGATCCGCCGACCCCAGCATTGTCGTGAAGGCGACTTCCAACTGCTCGTTGTCCGCCGCCGCCTTGATCGCCGCAAGGCCCAATCCCTGGATCGGCGCGGTGAGCGAGGCCGAGAGCAGCGCGCCCTTGCCCTTGAGCTGCGCGGCGGTGTCGTCCAGCGCCTTGACCAGCTTGTTGAGCTTGATCTGGATGTCGGTCACGTCGCCGGTGACTTTGACCGACAGCGTTGCGGCGGTCGCCACTAGAGGCCCATCATCCTCTCAAACAGCAGCACGTTCGGGTGCTTGGGCGGGCCGTCCTCCCCGACGGACGGGGCCTCGCAGGCGGCCCTGTCCTCGTCGGCCAGCACGCCCACCTGCGGCAGCAGGTCCGCAATGCTGACGGGCGGCCCGTTGGGATCACGAAACAGGTTGACGATCACGGACAGGGCGTGCCCGACCCGGAAGTCGGCCCGGTCCTCTCCAAACGGCTCGACGGCTGCATACGCCATCCACTCGGCCAACTGCCGGCTGGTCATGCGCCCCAGCAGCCCGTCCACATCAGGCTCGCCCAGGGACAGGCTCAGGCGGTAGGCGAAGCGCCGCCCTGGGCGTTGTCGAAATTTTGGATGAGCGACTCCACATCGCGGTCGGTCAGGCCGTTGCGCGCCTGCACACGCCCGAAAATGCGGTCAAGCGCCCTGGCCGACTTCTGGCCGAGCGCCAGCACGTCGTCGGTGAAGAAGATCGGTTGCAGGCTCTCGTCGCAGATGCAGGCGGCGCAGTAGGCTGCGCGCACGTTGTCCAGCCGCACCTCGCGCCGCACGCCCCGCTGCGTCCGCACCTCCTTGACCAGCGACGCCTCCAGCCGGTCGCGCTCGGCGGCGGTCAGGTCGCGGATGCGCACCGCGCCCCAGCCCGGAACGTCGCTCAGGTCAATGTCCTCATACCCGATGTCCTGCGCGCCGAGGATGTCGGCGCGGCCCATCAGCTTGCTCATGCCCGTTCTCTTTCTCTCCTGGCAAATGGTCACTGGTCGCCCCACCCGGCGGCGGCTCAGGGCAGCGTTTGGAGCAGGTTCGTCACGGACGCCGCAAAAAACAGGTTCGCCGCGCTGTTGAGGTCGCAATGGCCCTCAATCGTCACCGCCGTGTCCTGCTCGCCCTGCTTCTCGTAGGGTCCGACGTTGTCGTAGCGGGCGGCGAGGTCGAATTGCAGCTTCTTGCTGCCGCTCCCGCTGTTGAGCAGCCGGATGAGGCGGGGCGTGTTGGCGTCCATGAACGCCCGCTCCTGCGCCACCAGCGAATTTGCGCCCGCCTGCTCCACTTCCAGCTTGAGCGTGAAGCTCACGGCGGGGCGGCCCAGCTTGTGCGCCACGCCGTACAGGTTGCCGTCGCCCACCGGCACGATCTCGATGTTGCTGGTGTACTTGACCGTCGCGCCGAGCAGCACGCCCGTCTTCTGGGTGGTTCCAATCGTCCCGCCTGCCGCGTCGATGTACAGCTTTGTGCGGGCAAAGACGGCGTCCTCCACGGTCGGCAGGGCGACGGGGCCGAAGCTGCCCGCCGTGTAGCGCGCCCCCTTCCAGTTGGCGGTGACGGTCCAGTTGGACCCCGCCTCGCCCTTGGCCTCCCAGTCGGCCACAAACGAGTAGGGCAGCGCCCGCACGTCGGCGGGCACAAGCTTGTTGCCGAGAATGAGGGTGTAGGTCCCCAACGCGGGCGCAGCGTCGTCCGTGGGCACTTCGTAGTCCCACACGTAGTTTGTCGTGCCGGTGGGCGTCACCTTGCCCATGCTCGCTTGCAGGATGTGGGGGAACTGCTCGTAGGTCAGCCCCGTTTCGGGCATCGGCACGCTCACGGCCAGCCAGCCGTCATAGGTGCGCTCGGCGCGCGCCAGTGTGCCGATGTCCTCCTCCACCACCTCGCGCGTGCGGTCGTCGTTGAACCCGCCGAACACGCCGCGCCAGATCGTTGACCCCGCCACTGCCGTGCCCGGCGTCGCCTCCTGCCCCAACTGGCAGAGGTTGTAGCCCCATGCCCCGTATGCCATCAGGGGGCCTCCCGGTAGATGACGACGCCCGACGCCGCCTGCGCCGCAGCGATTCTGGCCCTGTGCTTGTGCGCTTCCTCAGCCGTCAGGTCGCGCGCAGGCACGCCCCCAATCGTGTAATGGGGATTGACGTAGCGGAGCGGGCGGGCGCTATGCTCCGCGCCGTCCTGCGTCCCCTCGTTCTGCTTCTCTTTCGTCACCCGTACACCTCCGCCGTCACCTGAATGGCCTCCGTGAGCCAGGGTTCACCCGCAATCAGCGCCACGTCCACCGTGCTCGCGCGGCTGTAGTAGATGCTCGTCCACGTCTCGCCCCCCTGGTTGGCGGCAATCCAACTGATGATCTCCCGCTCCAAGGCGTCGAGCGTGTTCTCGGCGTCCTCCTCCGTCCAACCGGCCTCGGCGTCCTTGTACAGCACCCATACGTCCACCAGGAACATGAACTGTGAGCGGACGCCCGCCGCCGTGACCGCAGGCCGGTTGCTGCCCCGGCTCATCACGCGCACGACGGGCCACTGGCTCCTGAAATCGCTCGCGCCGTAGGCGTACACGGCCTGGGCGCCGGCGCAGGCAGCCCGCAGCCCTCCAGCCAGGGCCTCGCGCACGACGCGGCGGCTGATGGGTTCTGCGCCGTTACTCACCGAGCAGGTCCTCAAGCACCAGATGGGTGATGGGCGTCACCGCGCCTGCGGGCGGCTGCCACTCGGCCACGTTGCGCACCGTGTACGTCCGGTCGCCCACAGCCAGCGTGTCGCCGGTGCGGATGCCGTGATGGCCCGCGACGCAGCACTCCTTCGCCTGATGGGGCGACTGCCAGCGGATGCGCGCCAGCAGCGCGCCGCCCTCCTGCCCCGCCACCGGCTGCGGGGGCGTGAGGCGCAGGCCCGCCAGGACAGGGACCGGCTCGCCCCGCTTGCCGCCCACGATCTGCGCCCGCAGGACCGTTCCACACTCGGTCGCCAGCCGCGTCCATCCGCTCATAGCGCCAGCAGGCTCACATTCCCGCCCGCCTCGGCCAGCGGCTCACGGAGGACGCCGCCCCAGCGGGCCTGCACCGCCGCGCGTTTTGTCTCGATCAGCTTGTCCACGCGCGGCCCCAGGCTGCTGCGCCGTTCGGACACCGGCCCCACCGTCACGTCCACGGCGGCGAGGTTGCCGCCCACCGACTCAAGGGTGCGAAGCTCGGCAAGGTCGAGCAGCGCGTCGATGTGGTGGGGGGCGACGGCCTGCAAGTCCGCGTCGGTGACTGTCGCCAGACTGCCGACGCCGTAGCCGAGCGCCCGCATCGCCCAGGCGATAGGATCGGACAGGTGCGGGTTCTCCCCCGCCTCACATGCCATGTCCGCTTCGCGCAGCAGCGCCCCGGTCCGCGCCGTAAGCACCGTTTCCACACCCGCACGCGTGATCGCCACCCGTCACCCCTGCTTGCCCTTGCGCCGCTTCACGGGCCGAATCTCACTGGATACGGTGTCCAGTGAGGCCCCTTCGGACGCTTCGGACTGACTCACAAGGCCAACTTCGT